GTAGTTTCAGTTGAAGTATTCCAATCTCGTACTGCTCCAGGCGGACAGATTGAAGGCGTGGACTTTACTCCAAGTCCTTATCGTATGGGTCGCAGCTTGTTTAATCGCGTAGTCGGTTTGCTTGGACCTTACATCGATGTTGAAACAATGGCTCAATAATGCCAAGCACTATTCTTTCAGCTGTTCGTACTCCTCTTGCTACAGCCCTTGCTGGAGTGTCGGCTAACATCTTTAGTTATGTTCCAGAGCAAGTCCCAGTCCCTGCCGTAGTCGTCGTTCCGGATTCTCCCTACATGGAGTTTGAGACTATTGGTAAGAGCACCTTTCGATGCAAATTAAATTATACGATTACTTGCTGCGTTGCTTACAATAGCAACCCTGCATCGCTTGATAACATCGAGCAGCTAATAACAAGTGTTGTGGCGGTTATACCAAATGGATACGAAGTCCAGGTAGTTGATCGACCAACAGTCACACAAGTAGGCGCTAGTAACTTGCTAGTCGCGGACATACGCGTATCCACCTGGTATACGCAGACAGCATAAGGAGAAACCAATAATGCCAACAACAGTCATTACGGGTCGCGACCTCGTTCTAACCATCGCAACAGTAAACTACGATGCTCAGACAACTAGCGTGACTCTCGTAAACAGCCCGACTATCGATGTCTATCAGACACTTGATGGCAAGGCTTACAAGCACACAGACGACCAATGGACTCTCAATGTAGAGCTACTTGCCGACTGGGGTGTTGCATCATCACTATTCGAAGCAATGTGGACGGCTGCTGATACAGCACCAAACACAACTCTCGCAGTATCTCTAACAGCTGCAACAGGCGCAGTATTTGCTTGCAATGTTCTACCAGTATTTCCAACAATCGGTGGAGCTGCTCCAGGAGCACAGACAGATACTTGGGCACTTACAGTCGTTGGAACACCAGCAGACACATTTAGTTAAAATCTAACAAACGGGAGCAAAGATGAAACTACCAATCACAATTACATACAACTCAGGCGACGAAGCAACTTACACAGCTCAGCCTCCTGAGTGGGCAAAGTGGGAGAAGGCAACAGGCAACACGATTTCTCAGGCAAACGACAAGATCGGAATCTGGGACTTAATGTTTTTAGCTTACAACGCTTACAAGCGTGAGAGCGCAGGCAAGCCTGTTAAGTCTTACGAAATCTGGTCTGAGACGGTTGCAGATGTAACAGTCGGAGACGATAGCCCAAAAGCCACCAACCAGGAAGCATAAGGCGGATCCTCGTTAATCTAGCAATAGAAACGGGGATACCGATGCAATACTGGGAGGACGCGGACGACATTTTAACGGCGATAGAAATACTGAAGGAGCGATCGGATGGCAGATGAAGTCAAGATCGCTTATGACAAAACAGATCTACGCGGTATTACCAGAGCTTTCAAAGGTATGTCAGATGAAGCCGTTGAAGCTGCTAAAAAGGAAAGTTCTAATCTTGCTGAGTATGCTGCTGGACAGATTAAGATCGCAGCAGCGTCTCGCACGATTTCAGGGACTGCTGCTCGCCGTATTGCTGATGGAGTTAAGGTGAGCAAGACTTCTAAGATCGGTGAGTTTAGTTATGGCTTTGCTCGTCAGAAGTTTAGCGGTGGCGGTTCTACTTTAGATTTACTTTACGGTATGGAGTTTGGTTCTAATCGCTTTAAGCAATTCCCAAACCGAACACCAAACAAAGGCAGAGGCAACTCAGGCTATTTCATCTATCCGACTTTGCGTCAGATTCAGCCTCAGTTAGTACAAAGGTGGGAAGAGGCATTTAGCAAGATACTGAAGGAGTGGGATTAATGGCAGGCAACAGAACCCTTAAACTCTCGATTCTTGCTGATGTAGATGATCTCAATAAGAAGTTAAAAGCAGCCAATAACGATGTGGAAACATCTGCTGGCAAGTTAGAGAAGTTTGGCAAAGTAGCCGGGGCTGCCTTTGCAGCTGCTGCCGCTGCTGCTGCAACCTATGCAATTAAGATTGGCGTTGATGGCGTTAAGGCTGCACTAGCCGATGAGCAAAGCCAGGTCAAACTAGCCTCAGCTTTAGAAAACGCAACAAACGCAACTAAGGCACAGATTGCAGCTACTGAAGATTCCATCGACAAGATGGCTCGCGCTACGGGTGTTGCAGATGACAATCTTCGTCCGGCGCTGGCTCGGTTGGCTTTATCAACGGGATCAGTCAGTAAGGCTCAGGATTTACTGTCTCTTGCTCTTGACATCTCAACACAGACAGGCAAGCCACTTGAAGGCGTAGCCAATGCTTTAGGCAAGGCTTACGATGGTAATAGCGCAGCTCTTGGTCGTTTGGGTATTGGATTGACTGCTGCTGAATTGAAGGCAATGTCCTTTACTGATGTTCAATCTAAATTAACAGATCTCTTTGGTGGCGCAGCTGCTAAGAACGCTGAGACCTTCCAGGGTCGCATGGATCGCCTAAAAGTAGCCTTTGATGAAGGCGTTGAAACTATCGGCTACAACCTTTTGCCTATTATCCAAAAGTTTATTGACCTAATCGTAAACAAGGTTATTCCAGACTTTCAGAAGTTTATTAAAATCTTTGATCCACTTAGAGATGCCATCGAACGCAATAAGGGTTCCTTTCAGGCACTTGGTGCATTTATAGTTGATTTCATCGTGCCAGTATTTACGATTGCTTTGGCTGGAGCAATCTCCTTCGTTGCAAGAATTGCTGGTGGTGTCGTAGACATCGTTGGCGGTGTTATCAATGTAATTCGTAATCTGGTCTCAGGTGCCATCGATGGGATCAATGCTCTTATCAAGGCTTATAACGCCATCCCGATCTTACCTAACATCCCAACCATCTCTAAGCCTTCATTTATCACGCCAACAGTTTCGGCACCAAAGGTAAGCACTCCAACCTACACAGCTCCTAAGATTTCAGCGCCAAGCGGATCTACTGGTACAACATCTGGCGGATCTAGTTCAGTTAGTAAAGCAGCATCATCTGCTGCCGTTGCTAGTAGCGCTGTTGGTTCATTTAACGCTGGCGCATTTAGAGCAGCAGAAGCTGCATCATCTGGAGATACTTATAACATCAATGTAAGTGGTGCCTTGGACAAAGAAGGCGTAGCCCGTCAGATTGTGGAAATCATTAACGATTCAAATGCTCGCGGTGGTGGCGGAGGATCTGGAGCGTTTCAGACAGTATGAGCCAATGGACTCCTGAGTGGGCTGTATCGATTAATGGGGCAGGTAATGTCACTAATCTGACACTTGCCAACCTGACTATTACATCAGGTCGTACTGACATTTATTCTCAGCCTTACGCTGGTTACTGCAATGTTGAGATTATCAATCTTGACCAGTCACCTATCGCCATTGACATCAATGACCAGGTATCAATCAAGGTCAAAGATTCAACTGGCACATTTGTAAACATCTTTGGTGGCTTTGTCTCTGACATCGATGTAACGGTCTCTGATGCGGGTACTAACGGCATTTCAGAGCGTATTAAGGTAATTGCCTTGGGTGCCTTATCAAAGCTGCCTAAGAGCCTTACAGAGGGTGTTTTGGCTAAGGACTTTGACGGTGACCAGATCTACTCAATTCTTTCGGATCTATTGCTGAACAACTGGAACGAAGTCCCAGCAGCTGAAACCTGGGCTGATTACACTCCAACCGTTACCTGGGCTAATGCTGAAAATGTTGGACTTGGTGAAATCGATCAACCAGGTAATTATGAATTAACAGCAAGATCATCAGACTTGACTAATGTGTATTCATTGGTATCGGCTTTGGCAACTTCTGGCTTTGGTTACATTTATGAGGATGCAGTCGGACGCATCGGCTATGCCGACAGCACACACAGAGCCGATTACCTAGGCACAAATGGTTATACCGAACTATCAGCCAATACAGCTCTTGCCAGAGGTATTCGTACTCAGAAGCGCTCAGGCGATGTCCGTAATGATGTCACTATCCTTTACAAGGCAAACGCAGAAGCTAATGCTTTTGATGTTCAATCTCAGGCTATTTATGGACCACAGCAATACCAGATAACTACCTCACTAGAACATAATTATGATGCTGAGGAACAAGCAGATTTCTATCTTGGATTAAGAGCTTTCCCACAGCCTCAATTTAAAGAGATTACCTTTCCACTTAGCAATGGCGAATTAGATGATACCGATCGCGATGCTTTGCTCAATGTGTTTATGGGCTTGCCTTTGGACATCGTGGATTTACCATCAAACATTACTAATGGTCAGTTCCAGGGCTTTGTTGAAGGCTGGACTTTCCAGGCTGGTTACAACCAACTGAACCTAACCCTGACCCTTAGCCCTACTGCTTATTCAATCATCACTACTCGCTGGGATCGTGTAAACGCAGCCGAGACTTGGAACACTTTAAGCCCAACCCTACAATGGATTAACGCTACAATAGTAGCCTGATAAAGGAGAAACATGGCAACCACTTCCGCGTTTGGCTGGGAAACCCCAGACGACACAGACCTCGTTAAGGATGGCGCAGCTGCTATCCGCACACTTGGATCTTCCATTGATACTTCGATGGCAGAGTTAAAGGGTGGAACAACTGGTCAGGTACTTTCAAAGACTTCGAACACAGACATGGACTTTACTTGGGTTGCGCAAGATGACTCAAACGCAATTCAAAACGCAATCGTGGACGCAAAGGGCGATCTCATTGCAGCAAGCGCAGCTGATACACCTGCTCGCTTGGCAGTTGGCAACAACGGCGAAACACTAGTAGCAGATAGTTCCACTTCAACAGGCTTGCGTTGGCAGGGTTCAGCAATTGGAAAAAATGCAGCGATTAATGGTGCTTGCGAAATAGCACAACGCGGAACTGCTGCGGTTACATTGACTGCCGCTTCGTTTTTGTATCCAGTAGATAGATTTTTTGCTGGCAGATCATCAGGAACAACTGGTGCAACTGCGCAACAATTTACTTCAACAGGTTTAGACGGTTTTCAATATGCAGTTCGCGTTCAGCGCACCGCAGCAAATACTTCAACAAATGACTTGTATATTGGGCAATCTTTCGAGACTGCCAATTCAATTCCATTTGCAAATAAAGCGGTTGTTGTTTCATTTTGGGCTAGAGCTGGGGCTAATTACTCCCCTACTTCAAGCGCATTAAATGTTCGCTTTTATACTGGAACGGGAACAGATCAGTCAGGGTTAGGTTCAGCCTTTACAGGAACTGCAACACCAATCAGCCAAACTGCCACGCTGACAACTTCATGGCAGCGTTTTCAATACACCGCGACGCTTGCTTCAACGGCAACTCAAATGCAATTCCTAGCATTTTGCACACCGACAGGAACCGCAGGTGCGGCAGATAATTTTGACATTACTGGTTTGCAAGTTGAATTTGGGGCAATTGCAAGTCCGTTCAGCCGCAGTCAAGGAACAATCCAGGGCGAATTAGCCGCTTGTCAAAGGTACTACTGGAGAACTTCTGGACAAACTGGAACCGCTTCACCAAAATTTGGTGACTGTTTCAAATACACTTCAGGCGATTTTATGGCACACTTCAAATTGCCTGTCACTATGCGGATTATTCCAACAACCGTTGATTATTCAGATGTGACTTTTTATACAAACAATTTAACTGCTAATTTGGTTTTCGGAATTGCTGGCAATGATGACTGGGGCAATCAAAACATGGCTTGCATCGTTGGAGGTCAGACAGGAGTTGCAGCTAATACTCAAGGCTTTTTCGGTGGTAGTTCAGCAACTTCATACATCGGATTTAGTTCGGAACTTTAGGAGATGACCATGGACAATGTAACTTTTATTACTGATTCATTTGAAAAAGAGCACGCTGTTATTGATCATGGCAACGGGGAATTTACCTCTATGCTGAAATCAACCTACGATGAGTTAAACGCCGATGAAGCCAAGACTAAGTAAGTCAGCGGTTCAGCTGCGGGAACAGATCGATGATTCCTTCCCAGATCGAGATAGAACTAGCGATGGCTGGATCGGTGATACCCGACACGCTGCGCGCAAGTCAGATCATAATCCTGATGAACAGGGTTGGGTTCGTGCCATTGACATCGACCGTGACCTCTCAGGTAAATCAGGAAAGCCGGATCTTATGCCAGACCTTGCTGATCAGATTCGTCTCTACGGAAAGAAGCACCCAAAGCGAATCAGTTACATCATCTTCGCAGGCAAGATCGCATCCCATAAAAGAGGTTGGGCTTGGCGTCCTTATGATGGCATTAATAAGCACAACGCTCATTGCCATGTTTCGTTTACTAAAGCAGCTGATGAGGCTTGTGAGTTTTACCAAATCCCCATGCTAGGAGGCAAATAATGACTGAACTAATTATCGGTGCTTTGGCACTTGCATCAATCCCTGCGGTTCGTGCAGCTCTAAAGGCTTATCGTGCAAAGAAGTCAGTTGGGCACATAGTCGCAGATGCAGTTGAAGCTGCTATCGATGAAGTTGATCGCAAAAAGAAGTGACCGCTAATGATTGGGCTGGGTTCATCCTCGCCATTGTTTCGACGCTTGCTGTATTTGTTGGCGGTTTGCGTTACCTGGTTCGCGGTTGGCTTTGGACTCTTACGCCAAATGGTGGATCATCTCTCGCAGACCGATTGGCAAGAATAGAGACACGCCAAGAGCAGATGATGGAACTTCTTAAGAAGTAAGGGACACTTATCCACATGGCAAGAAAACCTACTAAGGCATTAGAGGAGCAAGGTTATTCGAAGCTTGATGCTTACTGCATTGGGCTTTATGAATACTTCTTGAGCCTAAAGCGAGCAGGTTTTGCTGAGGACATTGCGATGTTCATGATTACAGAGCCACAGGCTTATCCGCATTGGATATTGCCTGATGGAATACCGCCAGAGAAGTTAGGCGATTATGTAGATGAGGATGACGATTAAGCGAATCGTGGTCGTATCGGATCTCCAAGTTCCGTACCATGACAGGGTTGCAACCCGTAACCTTGCCAGTTTCATTACCAAATTTAAGCCTGACCAAGTAGTAACCATCGGTGATGAGATTGACCTTCCCCAGATAAGCAAGTGGGAAGAGGGTCGCATGGGCAGTTATGCCCAGACCCTAGATGATGACCGTAATGAAGCTGTAGATCTACTCTGGGAGTTAGGTGTAACCGATTGCATCCGTAGCAATCACACAGATCGTCTCTATAACATCATCATGGCTAAAGTGCCTGCTTTCGGTGCTTTGCCTGAGCTGCGCTTTGAGAAGTTTATGAAGTTTGACGAGTTGGGTATCAACTTCCACAAGAACCCTATGCCTATTGCTCCCAACTGGATCGCAGTACATGGAGACCACACACCCATTAAGCCACAGGGAGGCTTATCAGCCCTTGAAGCAGCCCGTCGGCATGGCAAAAATGTCATTTCAGGACATACTCACAGAGCAGGGCGATCTGCCTTCTCAGAGGCTTCTGGCGGTCGTATAGGGCGTGTCCTACATGGTGTAGAGGTAGGCAACCTGATGGACTTTAAGCAGGCTGCATACACTAAAGGCGTGGCGAACTGGCAACAGGCTTTTGCCATCATCTATGTGAATAAGGCAAAGGTCCAGGTAGATCTAATCAACATCGAGAAGGACGGCACCTTTATAGTTGCTGGAAAGTCCTACGGCAGACCTAGATAATCGTTACCGTTTTGTTATGTAAATGGGCGTGTAATTGTCGGATAAATGTGAGACCGTAATCCAGTAAGCAACAATGCTTACAAGAACGGGAGCAAAACAAATGGATCTACAAATGCCAGTTATTGTTTTATTATTAGCTGCCAATGTCCTTTGGTTCATCATGGGCTGGGGCAAAGGCTTTGAAGAAGGCAAACGAGAAGGATTAATCGTTGCTAAGAATTACCAACGCCAGGTTGAAAATGCGCGCTGATGACATCCTTGACGAAGCAAAAGACCTTATCCAAGACCGAGGTAAAGATTACGGCTTGGCAGCTCTCAATCACCTTCGAATCGCCAAACTCTGGTCAG